TGGACGATGTTGACCTTGCGAAGTTCGTAACGCAAATGAAGACCATACACGCCGCAGTCGTGGACGAATCTGGAGCAACGGCGCAGAGCCACACGATGGAAGCCCCGTATCAGAGCAGAGAAGCGCTTCTTGAACGACTTGAAGCCGATATGTATAAGGACGCTATGGCACTCGACACAGAGCGCATAGCAAGCGGAGCCGTAACCGCGACACAGATTATGGCGGCTTACGAAAACCTTAATGCTAAATGCGATGACTTTGAATATCAAGTTCTGGACTTCATAAACGGCATTCTGGCTGTCGCTGGCGTTGATGACGAAGCAACCTTTACCCGTTCGCAGATAGTCAACACAACAGAAATGGTGCAGGTGCTTACACAGGCGGGCGCATATCTTGACGAGAAATACGTCACCGAGAAAATACTGACCTTGCTGGGCGATGCCGACAGGGTAGACGAAGTTCTGTCAGATATGGAGCAATCTAATATTGACAGATTTACAGGTGGCGAACCCGTAGAGGAAGAAGCTGAATAATGGACAAAGGACACAGATATACCGACAAGCAAATAGAGGCTTTAGAACGGCGTTTAAGCCGTTTTTACAAGGGTGTATCTGCCGATTTGATAAAAGGGCTAATGGAATATCTAAAAACGCACGAAGAGGAAATAAACGCTTTGTGGGAGCGATTAGATAACAACGAAAAAGTAGACATCGAAGGCTTTATCAACCGTGAACTCGATGGCGAAATCAATATCCTGTCCGAACAATGTGTCAAAGCCGACCAAAACGCGATGAAATACGTAGGTGCGGCCATGGCTACGGTTTTTGCATTCAACAACAGGGCGCAAGCTGAAACGCTAAAGAAGAAAACGGGTATAAAAATACCCAAGAAGAAGAAACGCCTGCTCCCACCGAGTACGGACAAAGCGAAAGACAGGCTATGGCATAGGGCAAAAATCCGCTTCGTCATCACGGACGGGCTACGGCACGGACGCAGTATTGACGATATAGCCCGAAAAATGGAAGTCGTAACGCGAATGGACACGAACGCCGCATATCGAGCGGCACGAACTGCGTGTACCAATGCGGAAAATCAAGGCAAGCTGGAAGCGATGCGAACATTGCGTGACGAGTTTGGCGTAGATGTCAAAAAAATGTGGTTTGCAACACTCGACAACCGCACAAGGACATCGCATCGGCATCTCCACGGCGAAGTGAGGGAGCTTGAAGAACCGTTTTCAAATGGCTTGCAGTACCCAGCAGACCCAGACGGTGACCCGTCAGAGATATGGAACTGCCGTTGCACTTTAATGGAAGTGATAAACGATTTCGACATACCCGTAGCACCAGAGGGAATGAGCCGTAGCGAATGGGAACAGCAAACGCCTAAATACAAACACTACCCAAAGAGAAGAAAATGATAAACGTAACATTCAAAGTCAATAACGTAAAGCTGGTAGGCGAAGAACTTGAAAACGCGGTCAAGCGTGCGCTAATGGAATGTGGCGCAACGGCTGAAAACTACGCTAAAGCAGACGCGCCTGTCGATACGGGCAGGTTGCGTAACAGTATGGCGCACAAAATGGTCAGCAACAATACCGTTGCTATCGGCTCTGACGTTGAATATGCGAAGTATCAAGAGCTGGGCACTCTGGGCGCCCGCAGAGGCATCAAGCCGAAATACTTTCTGACCAATGCAATACGTGACCACATAGGCGAATACGAAAGCATTATCAGAAGAAACCTAAAATAGCTTGCTTAAAGGGTTTTCGTATCTCTTTTCTGCCCGCCCGATGTTGGTAGCGTTGGGCGGGTTTTATAGCGGATTAGCATAAAAGTAATGCACGCGGCTTTGAACCGCGACAAGTTGGTGCGATACCAGCATCCGTTACCACTCCCCGAAAGGGGTATTACATCTAATCACAAAGAAATGTGACCGAAGCAAAGGAGAGAAAAAATATGGCACTTACAAGAAAGTATCTTAAAGCCCTCGAAATTGACGAGGACAAAATTGAGCAGATTATCGAGGCACACACCGAAGTCACCGATGCTCTGAAAGCAGACAGAGATAAGTACAAGGCAGAAGCCACAAGATTGCCGAGCGTCCAAAAGGAACTGGACGACATGAAAGCTGAAAAAGCCAAAGCTGACCCGTACAAAGAACGGTACGAGAAAGAGCACGCGGATTTCGAAGCGTTCAAGAAAGACATCAAACAGAAGCAGGTAAAAGAGCAGAAAGTCGATGCGTACAAGGCGTTGCTCAAAGAAGCTAACGTATCGGAACAGTTCTACGACAGCATTTTGAATGTCACTTCGTTTGACGAACTGGAACTTGACCCAGACGGCAAGCTGAAAGATGCAGACAAGGCTACCGAGAACATCAAATCTAAGTATGCTGGCTTCATAGTAAAAAGAGGTACAGAAGGTGCTGGAACGGAAAACCCTCCACGCAATGTGGGCGGTGGCAAAATGACAAAGGCTGATATTTACAAGAAGGACGAACACGGACGCTACGTGCTGTCAACAGCGGAGCGCCAGAAAGCCCTCATGGAAAATATGAGCGAATAATAACAGAAAGGACATAAAACTATGGCAGTTACAAACGTAGAAAGCTTCACAAATCCAAGAGATTCACTTCCAAACGCATATACCAACGTAACGGCAAGAGAGCAGGACTTCGTAAATCGCTTCGGCGATAACTGGGACGCACTCCGCAACATTATGGGAATTATGCGCCCGATTAGAAAAGCGGCTGGCACATCACTCGTTTCATACACCGCAAGCGTAGCACTTGAAAGTGGTGCTGTTGATGCTGGAGAGGTCATTCCTTACAGCAAGGCAACTATCGTACAGGCGGCAAAGAGCGATGTAACAATCGAGAAGTACGCAAAGGCAGTTCCAATCGAGGACGTAAACACATACGGCGCAGAAATCGCAATAGAGAAGTCTGACGATGCTTTCCTTACACAGCTCCAGAACGTAGTTCTCGGCAAGTTCTACACATTCCTCAACACAGGAACACTCACAGGCTCAGCCTCAACATGGCAGGCGGCACTTGCAAAGGCACAGGGACTTGTACTTAACAAGTTCGCTACAATCCAGAAAGACGTAACACAAGTTGTCGGTTTTGCTAACATTCTTGATGCTTACGACTATCTCGGTTCGGCAAACATCACCGTCCAGACACAGTTCGGTCTGACTTACGTTGAGAACTTTATGGGATACAGCGTTCTGTTCCTGCTCCCAGCTTCACAGATTGCACGCAACGTAGTAATCGCAACGCCTGTTGAGAACATCAACCTTTACTACATTGACCCAAGCGACAGCGACTTTGCAAGGCTTGGTCTTGAGTACACAACACAGGGCGAAACCAACCTTATCGGCTTCCACGCACAGGGCAATTACAGCACAGCCGTTGGTGAAAGCTACGCTCTTATGGGCATGGCTCTTTGGGCTGAATATCTTGACGGAATCGCAGTAGTGTATATCGGTACTGAAACGAAAGTAACAACCGCTGAGACAATCACCGCAGATGCTTCTGATACACATCTGTTCAAGACGGCTCACAGCCCGCTTCTGTCGGTACAGGAACTGAAGGATGGCAGTACTGCAATCACAAATTACACTATCGAGCGTGACGGTGTGCGCCTTGCATCGACTCCGTCGGGAACAGTTACGATTAAGTACACTTATGTTGCTTAGTTGAAGTTGAATAAGGAGAAATAAAATGCTGACCGAACTGTGTCAAGAACTTAAAAATTGGTTTGAGCGTGAGAAGTATTTCGGTACGTTCACAATAGAAAATGGAGCGATTATCGTACCCGACGGTTCACTACAGAACGGTCAGTATTTTCGCATTGTAGGGTCTGTGTTCAATGACGGCGTACATAAATACGACCCAGAGAACGCAGAACAGCTTACTGACGAGGTGTTTAGGGGTGCGATATGGACAATGGCTGTGCCTCCTTCGGTCGTTGACTTATCGGAGCGAATTTCGGAGTGGGAAACCAAGTACGGTGAGTCGGTCTCCTCACCGTATTCTTCTGAATCGTTCGGTGGCTATTCGTACACGAAAGCCAATTCGGGGCAGGGGAACGCCGATTCAAGTCCAACTTGGCGAAGCACATTTGCCAGCGAATTAGATAAATGGAGGAAAATATGAGTTTGTTAGACGAAGCTATGGAGACCTGTACGTTTCTGAATAAGCAAGTGACACCAGACGGGTACGGCGGTTACACAACGACTTGGGCTGACGGCGCAAGTTTCAAGGCGGCAATAGTATTTGACACTTCGATAGAAGCCCGTACAGCCGAAGCGCAAGGCGTAACAAGCAGATATACCGTCACAACGCCGAGAGCGATGACGCTTGAATACCACGATGTATTCAGACGCACCCGTGACGGCAAGATATTCCGTGTCACATCAGACGGCGATGACAAGTACACGCCAGCAAGCGCGGCACTCGATATGCGCCAAGTAACGGCAGAAGAATGGAGCCTGCCGTCATAGGATTTAGAATGGATAAATTTCAAGCATTACACTCGTTCTGGAACTCTTTTGGTATTCCAGCATACGATGAATCAACCGTCCCCGATGAACCAGAGGACGGTTTTTATATTACCTATAACGCCGTGACGGACAGCCTTGACAGAGCAATACCGATGTCTGCTTCTATTTGGAAAGTCGGTACGACTTCGTGGAACGAAATCTCACAAAAAGCAGAGCAGATTTCTGACGCACTTATACAGGTAAAGACCATACCTCTGGACGTTGGGTATCTGTATATCACGCGGGGTCAGCCGTTCGCACAGCGAATGACGGAAGAAAACGACACCGTTAGGAGAATTTATATCAACATTATGGCGGAGTATCTTGCTCCGTAGAAAGGAAATAT